CTAAAGAACTCAATTTTATGCCCTTGTGAAATCGATGTTTTAGTAAATGTTTTGTAGTTTATCTCATCAATGAATTGCTCAACTCTAGGCATTATAGTTTTCGAATAGAACACTTCCATTTCTTCTTCTGTGGCTGTTCCATCTACAACCTTTTTATTAATGCCATTAAATTGAAGAAGCATTGATATATATCTGTCGATGTCCTCGCTTGATGTTGTTTCAAATGGTCTAGATAATGATTGCCATTCCTCGCCAGCATCGAGAACTAATATTCCACCTTTGGTAGATTTAATTCGGTTGATGATCTCTAATTGCTTGTTCTTTTTGCTTTCATCGTTTTGCATCGTTGCATTAGCAAATCCAGCTTGAGATTTGCCGATTGTGATGATGCCTCGAACTGTGCCATTGTCTTGCAGTTCTCTGATAGCACTTCCTAAGCCAGCATCAATGATATCTGTGATGACTTTTGTAAAACTAATTCCACCAAAAATATCACCATAGAAGATATTGTTAGGATTAAGCCTTAAATGAAGCAAGTTCCTGTAATCGATTAGTTCTAAATCTTTTGTTCTTAAATTTTTAACCTTAAAGAGGACTAAATCTTCTTCAATCTGGAAACCACCACCGAACTCATAATCTAACGCATTAATCGGCTCGTAGGCTGTTACCCTTCCGTTTTCGTCTCGGTGAATAAATGCAAGAGCATTGCCATATTTAAGAAGTTGATACATCATAGTGAATTTGAAATCAAAAGCACTTTGATATCTATTAGGTCTTTCTGCTAATAGATAAGAAAGATTATCATCAACTCTTTTATACTCGCCATTTTTATCAATAGTATGAAGCAAGTCTATCTTCGCAAATTCGTTTGCTATCGTTGAATATACTTCTTCCATAATTGGCGTTGTTGGGGTAAAGACTGCATCGCCAACCCATTCTGTAAAGCCTACTGGATTACATTCTGGATTTAAGTATGTAATTCCTCTTTTAGATAGGCTCACTTCATACTTTGTAAAAGGTAATTTAAACCTCATTACAACTCCTTTCTCTTCGAATAGTCGATGTTTAAATCATCATCAACTATCGATTGTTTGTAGCCGAACATTTGATGATGCAGACAATGACATTCATCGTGAACTTCGACTAAATTTTCCAAATTAAAAGCGATGTTTTCATCGCTGTAGTTGTTTTCATCAATTTCTTGCAAGTGGTGGATTGTTCGCTTTTTTAGGATTAACTTTCCACAGAAATAACATATATCTCTGTCTCTTTCAATCACTGCCTTCCGAACGTATTTCCATCTAGGATTTTTGTATACTTTCTCTTGATAGTATTTCATTTAAACGTTCCTCGTTTGACTTCCACCAAGCTTTTAATCTATCTAGGTTATCAGAGCCAGTGTCCTTATTAGTTGTATAAACTAGATAAGCACTCCTAGCTGATAATTCAGCAATAACACCATCTTTTCTTGATAGGTGTGGATTAGTGAAAGTAATGTTGCCATTACTATCTTCTTTTGCTTGAACACAAGCGAAATGTAATTCAGTAAGTTTGTTGTTATTAAAAACCTTACCTTGTTTTCTAATGTCTTTGGTCGACAAGATAACTGGATTAGAGTTCCTTTTATCTTCCATTCTAAAATTCAACACTGGATTTTTTCCATCAGTTGAAACGATGTTAGTTTCGCCAAAGGCTTTCAACTTACTTGCTTTGTTAGGATCTAAACCAAACTTGCATAATATCCAATCATACTTACGTTCAAGATGTGCTATGTAATATTGAATGAAATCTTCGGTGATACCTGTAGTATCAACTCTTGCTTGTTCACCAAATTCTTCAACCAGTTGTTCAACCAATTGTTCATCAACAATTACAACATCACCTCTATCAGCGTAAAGCTGATATCCATATTTTTGTTCTTTTTTGTTGTAAAGAATATTTGTATCAACTTTTGATTTTTCTGCAATCATATCTAATCTTTCAATTTTGATTTTTCCATCTTCAGTAGTTTCTTTTTCCCACCATTTCGGTATGAAATAAAAATCTTTTGAATACTCTTCGTTGGTAAATGGGTTTACCATCATCATTCTTAAAGCTGTCAAGTCGTTATCGGGATTTCGAGTGAAAGCCACATCTAAACCCAAAAACACAGGTGCATTATAGAAAATATCTTCATTAAATGGCTTTGCTTTGCACTCCAGTTCAGTAAAGAATGATGTAATCGGATTTTGAGGTATATTAAAGTTTTTGGTAAGCGTGACTACTTTCTGCTTGTCATCGTTCATCATATCTTTAATTTTTGCTTTCAGAATCTCGACAGAAACAGAAATAGATAAGTTAGGATTTGATTTTCTCAAAATTCCTATATTTCCGTTTGCGTAAGCATTAAATACTTCTTCTTCGTTCTCTTGCCTATATATCGCAAAGAACTTTCTAAAATCTTTTTCTTCTGCACGACCACTCAAGAGATTACTTGCTAACTCTTTTCGCTGATCTAAATAGCCACCACGACAAGTGCCATCTGTGGTGATTTCTATAATTAAACTATCACTTCTCTTTGTTGATTTTCTCAAGTTATCTGCATAAGTAGAAGTTGACATTGCGTGTATTTCATCGATTACAAGTAGAGCAGGTATTACACCTTCATAGTTGTCTCCTTGCGATGACATAGCAATCAATTTAGCATTAGTCTCTTCGATTTCTATTTCACCTAAATAATCTCTAATACTTGCATATGCTTCTAGTTGACTATTCTTTTTGATAATCCTTTTGCAGACATCGTAGCAGATACGTGATTGTTTATAAGCATTACTACCAATATAAATTTTTGGCGATGGCAAAACAGACTTGTGATACATCACATACAAAATGATAAACGCTAATAAATTTGTCTTGCCATTACCACTAGCAACAATAATTAGAACATCGTTCACAATACGAACATATTTATTCGTTATTCCGATGAACTTTCCGTTTTCATCAAATTCCTCAACATCTAAATAGCCATAAAAACAAAATATCGAATAGATTACCCACTTTTCCCACAGAGTTAATTTAACTCTTTCTCCTGATGTTTCACCTTCGGTTAAGTGACAATACTTCTCAATCCATTCGACACACTTGCGACCTTTTTCTTCGATGAAGTCATATTTTTTTAACATTTCCTTTTGGAGTTCAATCTGCTGTTTGATCTCGGTTGAATACTCCAATGGATTTTTTTTGACTTCGTTATGATATTCTAAAAAATAATTAGTCATCGATTGGCGATTTACTATCTGATGTTGTTGCTATTAATTTTAAGGCTTCTTCGTAGTCCTTAATCGCCTTTCCAAGTGCAATTTGTTGCTTTGTGACATCATTTAATAACTTGGCATTAGGATTTATGCTTTTTGTTCCGTTGGGATTGCTGTCAACATTGTCCTCGCTTAAATTCAACAAATAAATGCACTTTTTTGCGATATCTTCTAGAATGTTATATCTTTCGATAGCTTTGATGCGTAATTTTTCGACATTTGATACACTTTCTACATCTAATTGACCACTTTTGTCGAGTTTTAAATTTTTGACAGCATCTAAACTGTCTTTATTGGCTTTTTTAGTCTTTAGCAAGTTTTGAACACTATCTTTTAAAGCCAAAAGTTCTGTAATACCCAATTTTTGAGTATCAAAACCCAATTCTTTAATCCTTTTTCTCAAAGTGTTTTGTGCAACACCGAGTTCTGTAGAAATTTCTTCAACAGAAAAGTAATTTTTCATCACTTTTTACTCCTTTCATTTTCATCACTACACTTACAAATTGAAATCTCGCTAACGTTCGACCAGATCTTCGTTCCTCCTAGAGGCTATTAAAAGCCTCATATATGGGGGGAGATAATTTTTTCTTTAAAAAAATAAAAAGCAACTCAACTTGTGAATTGCCTTTTACTTAATGAAAGAAACTTTTAATGACG